TTAGATTTATACAATAGAAGGGAAATTGAAAAAATTATTATTTGTCGTCCAGCAGTATCAAAAGAAGAAATTGGATTCTTACCTGGTGGAGCTGATGATAAATTACAACCATACATTCAACCTTTACATAATAACTTTTATAAGTTATATAATAAACAAAAGGTGGATGAGATGATTAAAGAGGGTGTGATTCAAATGATACCTTTGGCTTATATGAGAGGTCATACATTCCAAGATTCATTTATTATTGCAGATGAATGTCAAAACTTAATTCATACGCAAACAGAATTGATTATTGGTAGATTGGGTATGAGAAGTAAAATGGTTCTATGTGGTGATACATCACAAGTGGATTTAAGGAATAAAAAAGAATCAGGACTTTCGTTTTTAACAGGTTTAGATGGTAAAGTAAAAGGATTTAAAGTAATTACTTTAAAAGAAAACCATAGACATCCGATAGTTGCTGAGGTATTAAATATCTATAAAGAATTCAATGACTAAAATGGATAACCCTAAAAACTTTATAGAATATATCGGAAAGTTTTTACCTAAAGAAAAAACAAAAGATTTCTTTACACAACAAAACGTAAAGGTTGAACAAACTGATTTGTTCATTGATTTTACTGTTACCCTACTATCAATATTACACGATAGTTATTTGGGTGATGATACAATTACAAATGATACTGATAGATATAGTCATTTTAATTGGATATGGAAACAAACAATAAATCAATATAAGAAAGAAAAAATTAAGTTTAAGGAAGAAGGGTATCATAAAGATTACTTTTGGTATTTCTTACACGAAAACTTTTATGTTGCTAAAGATAAAGATAAGATTGTTATTGGTATGAAAGAGTTCTTTAGATCTGTATTAGATATTACTAAAGACAAGACTATGAGTGATATTGATAATTTTGGTGTGATTTATACGACTCTAAAAGAAAATCTTGAAAATAAACTATCCTAACTATTTATTGTAATATGAATGATATTACAAGTGAATATTTAAAGTGTAGTCTGGATTATGTTTATTTCATTGAAAATTACTTAACAACATACGATCAAACACAAAAGGGTAATGTCCCTTTTAAATTGTTTGACATACAAAAAAACATACTACATAATTTTAAAAACGAAAGATATAACCTGGCTTTGAAATACAGACAAGCCGGGTTATCTACTATTACAGCAGCCTATGTTTGCTGGTTATTATTATTCGCCGATGAAGAATCACCTGAAAAGGTTCTTATTGTTGCGAATAAACGAGATACTGCAGCCTTAATGTTAAAAAAGGTGAATGAATTCATCAACCAATGTCCTGATTGGATTTTTGATGTTCCAAAAGATAAAATGTATGATAAAACAACGGAATTTCATAAGATATTATATAACAAATCTGAAGTTAAAGCCGTTGCAACATCAATGGATGCTTTAAGGGGTTATACACCTACTTTAATGATTATTGATGAGGCTGCTCACATTGATAATATTGATGTGGAAGAATTCTGGACAGCATCTATGGCGGCATTATCAACAGGGGGTAGAGCAATTCTTATTTCAACCCCAAATGGTAATGATTTATTATATTGGAAAACATATAATAATTCCACATTAGGTAAAAATACGTTTATTATAAATGAAATCAAATGGTATCAAGATCCAAGATATAACATCAATTTGATGTGGTTGAAGGATGATCAAACCATTGAGAATTGGAATGAAGATGAATGGAAGGAATTGGTAAGGAATGGTTGGAAACCAACTTCGCCGTGGTATGAAGGTATGAAAGCCGATATGGATTCACCAAGAAAAGTAAGTCAAGAGATTGATGGAAACTTTGTGGGTTCAGGTAATACATTTGTTGCTGGTGAAGATATTGATAAACAAAAATTAGAAAATGTAATTGATCCTATCAGGGTTGAGGGTTTTGATAAATCGGTATGGATATTTAAAGAACCTGAAAAAGGACATAGATATGCCGCAGGATTGGATATTTCTTTGGGACAATCAGATGACTGGAGTGTTTTAACTATTGTTGATTTTGAAACTTGGGAACAAGTGTTTGAATGGAAAGGTAAGATGGCTCCTGATGTGGTTGCTGAATTTATATTAAAATATTTAGAGATGTATGGTAATCCAATGTTAATAACAGATTTAACAGGTGGATTGGGTTTAATATGTGTAAATAAGTTAAAAGAATTCGGATACAAAAACTTCTTTTATGATTATAAAGGAAAGGATATGTATGGTTATATCAATAAGGATGAATTACCCGCTGGATTGGTGATAGGTTCATCAATAACAAGGATGAATGTATTAGATGCGTTTGAAAGGAATGTAAGACAAGGTTTCAAAGTAAGAAGTCAAAGAACGTTATCTGAAATGAGAACATTTATTGTGACGGCATCTGGAAGACCTGATCATATGAAAGGATGTAATGATGACTGTTTATTTTCTTTAGCATTGGCATTATACTTATGTGAGGTAAGGTTTAAGGAACTTACAAAGAATGAATCACAAATAAAATCATTATTAAATTCTTGGACTGTTGAAACAACCGTGACAGGTATTCCAACATATAATATGCAAGATAAAATGAATCCTTTGGGGGGACAAACAAATCAAAGACAAGCTCAAAATGAATTTGGTTGGTTATTTGGGATGAAATAAAAAATATAAATATTTATATATATGGCAGAAAATAGTTTAACGATATTTCAGAGAATGGGTATATTATTAGGACCCAATAATGAAAATAAAAGAAAAATAAATAAACCTCAGAGACCTGTAGATCCATTATTGGTGACAACAAGTCCTGAAGAGTTTAAGCAAACAAAAACAGAACTTCAACAACAAAAATACATAAATGATTTATGGGGTAAGGTTGAAAATGATATGTATGCTCGTTCAATTCACAATGAACCAACCAGGATGGCGGCATATTACGATTTTGAATCAATGGAGTTTTTCCCTGAGATTGCTGCGGCTTTGGATATTATGTCTGAAGAAGCAACAGTTCCATCAGAACAAGGTAAAGTATTAACAATATTTTCAGAATCAGAAAGGGTTAGGTCGATACTTCAAGACCTTTTTAATAAAACATTGGATATTGAAACAAACTTACAAGCTTGGACAAGGAATACGGTAAAATATGGTGATAACTTTGTTTATTTACATTTGGAACATGGTGAAGGGGTTGTTGGTTGTACCCAATTACCTACAATTGAAATTGAGAGATTTGAAGATACCGATTTAATTGCGAAGAAAAAGAAAATTAGATTTCAATACAAGACAAAAGATTTACAATTTGAACCATTTCAGATTGCTCATTTTAGATTATTAGGTGATGATAGAAAATTACCATACGGAACATCAATATTAGAAAAAGCGAGAAGGATTTATAGACAATTAGTAATGTCGGAAGATGCTATGTTGATTTATAGGGTTGTAAGAGCACCTGAAAGAAGGATATTTAAAGTGTTTGTTGGTAATATGGAAGATAGTGATATTGAAGCATACATCCAAAAAATAGCGAATAAGTTTAAAAGAACACCTATTGTTGATAGTAAAACAGGGCAAATTGATTTAAGATATAATCAAGCAGGTATTGACCAAGATTGGTTTGTTCCTGTTAGAACTGAAAATGCTGCAAGTCCTATTGATACATTACCAGGAGCTGCGCCATTACCAATTGATGATATTGAATACTTACAAAAGAAATTATTTGCCGCTATTAGAGTACCAGCACCTTTCTTAGGTTTTGGTGAAGCTGTGGGTGATGGTAAAAACTTATCGTTATTAGATATTAGATTTTCAAGGACAGTAAATAGAATACAAAAAGCAATGATTCAAGAATTGAATAAGATTGCTATTATTCATTTATTTATGTTAGGATATGAAGAAGAGTTAGATAATTTTACATTAGCTTTAACTAATCCTTCAACCCAAGCGGAATTATTAAAGATTGAATTATGGTCTCAGAAATTGGATGTTTATTCTAAAGCAATGGCTGACGCAGGTAATGGTTTCTCAGCTATATCTATGGTAAGGGCTAAGAAAGAAATATTAGGTATGTCAGATGAAGAAATTGCATTAGATTTACAACAACAAAGAATTGAGAAAGCTGCGGCGGCTGAATTGGCTAATACTGCTTCAGTTATACCAAAAACAGGTGTATTTGATAAAGTTGATAAGATTTATGGGGTTAAACCTGGTGAAGGTGGTCCTGTTCCTGCTGAAGGCGCTCCTGAAGCCAATAATGAATTTGGTGGAGGTCCTGAAATAGGTGGATTCGGTGGTGGAACCGAATTTGGTGGAGGTCCTGAAACAG